AACATAATCGAAGTTTTTGAATACTTCGTCACTTTCTAAACTATTAGGTTTAATAAAGAATGTATCCGTAGTACTACTATTATTTATAAATGGATTACCCTCAACAGTAAAAGTTAGAAAACCTGTAGTTACAGTTTGTGGTTTAAAATCTATTATTTTATATTCTAAAGCATTTATTTCCCCACCCAGGGTTAAAACATAATTTTTATATTCTGTAGTTAAGTTTCTTAATTTAGATACTGTCCCATCTGCAACTTTAATTAATGTGTCAGCTCCATAACCAAACATTTCTAAATTATTTAAAATTTGTTCCTTACTAATAGGTGTATTAAGTAACTCACCATTTGAGGTAAATTCTATAACAAATGGATTTGATATGTGGTCTACACTTACATTAAAAGTAGTTTGGTCTGTGCCACTATTGTAGTTTATATTATAAGCTGTGGTATTACCACTTTGGTTAAGTGAATTTACCCCATCAATGAATAGAGCTGCGGGAAAAAAATTAATGATGCTTTGGGTGGCAACACTTAATCTCTTTTTTAATGAACCATATAAAACTAATTCGGCTATATTATTTGTATCGGTATTAATGTATACTTGGTAATTATTTTTTACAAATGCCTGTGCTGTTTTTAAGTCGTTAAAATCTAGAGACTCTAGGGTAATTGGATTAGAAAATCCTTCTAGTTTTTGAGGTGTGGATACACTTCGAGTGTATTCTTGACCAATGGAAAAATTACCCATGGTCATTTGTGAAGACCCGTCTGTTATTTGATTACCTACTAGATTATCACTAAAGGTATCTCCTCCGTGTCCTGGTGCTGGTGGATATCTAAATCTATTACTAGCCATAACTCGTTAAACGTTTATTGTACTAAATGTCTTACTAAAATCTATATTGTTACCTCTATTTGCTCTAATTTCGTATAATTGGTCATTAAATTGGTCTCTAACCTCATATAAATCGTATTGTTGATAGATATTTTGGTTAAAGTCATAAAGAGTGTAGATTCCGTCGTCTATTGATTTAGATTGGTTACCGTATAATGCAATAGCTAAAGTGTCGAAATCATGGTCTACCATTTCTACATCTAAAACAATCGGGTTAAAAAATGTATTTGTAATTATAACGTTTTGTCCCGGTTGCCCTATAAATGGAATCGCGTTAGGATTATTTGATGGGGCACTTGTTGGTGTTAGTGTACAAAATATTAAATTTGTTTCAGTGTTTGTGTAGACGTATCTTGGTGCTACCTGATTTGGGTTTGTTAGGTTTGCTGCTACTGGTTCACAATAAAAATTAGATGTTACTATTCTAAAAAAGTTATGTATTTTTTCTCCATTTGCTTGTAAGTATTCTATTCTATAACCCACTAAAGAATGGGGTTTAAATCTACTTCTATATGCTGCTGGTACATTATTTAAATCAAAGACAAGCCCTTTTACGTTTGGTAGAGAAGCTAAGATACCACAATCTATTATAGTAGTTCTTATCTCTACTGGTCTAATATAAATTGTATAAATTCCTTTAGATGCGAATACGTTGGACGGTAATTGTAAATCGTATAGTCCACCTAGAATTTCAACACCGTTTGCCCCACCAGTATTATTTTGGTGGTAATGTGGTGTTAATAAGGTATTTGCTGGTAATTGTGAAACTACAAAATTAGAGGTTGCGTCCCTACTTGGTGTGTAGTGTACAATAATTTGTACGTCGTCTGGAAGTACGTCAGCTGGTCTTTTTATTCCGTATGCTCCTAATGCCATTTTTAAGGTTGTTTATTAATTTTATAAAACCCATATCCATGTAACTCTAACTCACCTAAATTTGGTGTTTGTCCTAGTCTTTGGGGTTTTTCAAAGACGGTTATTTTACCTCTTTCAATAAATATGTTAGACCTGGTTTCTGGTCTTTCACAAACATTCATTAAAACCTCTTCTTTTGTTAAAGGTGGTATACAACCATTTCTAAAAATTTTTTTAAATCCCATCTATTATTTTATTATAAATATCCCAGTAATAATTTATACTGACACATTTTGTTTATAATATTTTTCTTTATATTCTTTTATTGAAATTGGTTTACCGTATTTAAAACCAAACTTATTTCTTGCTATATGTTTTTTTAGGGGAAACTCTCTGTGTATTTCCCATAAATCTTTAGTTAACTCTACCTTACCTTTATTACTATATTTGATTGCTTTTACTATGTGAGTGTCTGCGTTATTTAGTGATTGTCCTGGTTTTAACCCCCATATATCTTTTTTTCTTTGGAAACTTAGGTCCATCCAAAAATCACAATCTATTAAAGCAACCTCAACAGATTCCAGTAAGACTCTTTTAATTAAATCGTAGTCCAATTCTTTACCTTCTTCTTGTGTTACAACCATGTCTACATCCCATGTAGGCCAAAAAGGTCTTATTTTCATTATGTGACTTGTAAAAGAACCTGTAATATAAAATTCAAAATTATTATACCATTTTTTTTTAGATATTATATCAACCCATTTATCCAACCTTTCTACTGTAGGCATATAAATTTTTTTATCTACTTTGATGTACCCTATTTCATATTTTTTATGTTTCCCATATTCCATAATCATTTTAAATTAAAGAGGTACTATAGATGATGAGGATGAACTATTTGCACCACCACAAGGATTATTTAGACTATTAACACCACAAGGTAACCACGCACTATTATAGGTACCATTATTAACTATAAAATCACCAGTGTTAGGGTCACCACTACCTGGGTCCATATTAACAATTTGACAAGGTGGTGGCATTACTGAACTATATTGTGCAGACCTAGCTGTTGATGAATTTGGTCCAGCAGGGGGTTCTAAACATTTGTTATCAACAATATCCCAGCCAAATTCACAACCACAACACCAACAACAATTTTCGTTGACATCTGTAGGGTCTACATTATATATACATTCACCTACTTGAAATGGTACAGAAGTATATGCTGTATTAATTGTTTGGTGTGGGAAACTTACTGGTGTTGGTAAATCGTTATATAGTGTCGTATTACAGACATCACATTCTACAATGGTTCCAGTACCACATGGGTCATTATTAACATCAACGTTACACGGTAACCACATTCCACCATTAATATTTATACCTATAATAGAACTAGGGTCTCCTTGACCATTTTTACAAACTGGAGGTGCGACAACTTGAAATAGCATAGTTTGTAGACTTTGAGAAGTGTATGGGTTTGTACTATTTGGTAGGGGTCCTGCTGGTACACAACAATAACAACAATTATCATCATCAGAAACTACACAATCATTTATTTGATATGTGATAGCGGGACTATAATTTCCTAAATAGTTTGATGGTCCAGTTAAAACATTACCTAAGGTAATATCACAATCTTCACAACCTAATGATACTGGGTCTACACAAACAGTTTGACAAGCACCCAAGGATTGGTATTGACCTAGTCCGGTTCCTGGGTCTAAACAATTACATGTTCCCGGACAATTAACACAATCCCAACTATCTGGTATAATTGTATCACAACAATTTGTTGGGTCTAGTTCACATTGTGACAGTGAACTATATACACCACTAGGGTCTTGGTAACATTCACATGGTGGTCTACACATTTTCCTAGAAATAACCTTAAGTGCTTCAGTAGGTGCTGAAGGACCTGGATTACAAGGTATATTTTGGTCATTATTTATGGTACTAATAAGTAATGCAAGGTCAAGAAGATATCCATCAGGACTATACTGAGGACTACCCGCCTGACTCGGACTGTAAATTATATTCTGACTGGCATTGGTTATACATGAGCCCATCATTACACTATACCAATAAGTATTCTCACTAAAGTAGATAAGAGCAGAACTAGTACCACCAAGTATAGATGGGATGGTAGTATTCACTATCAGTCTTTTCAAACGATAGGTACCATCCGATACTTGTACAAAACAGTCAGGAGATTGTTGTAATCCTGGTTGTGTTGTATATGGAAAACATTGTACATCACTAACATAATTTGAAATACCAAAGTAGTAAGCATTAACACTAGTACCAGCCAACGTAGAATTAGGACCATCAAAATCATAACCCAACCCTCTAGCTTTAGCAAAAAACACTTGTAAAGCTGTTAGTTCATCTGGGAAATATCCTGCATTTATTATTGTATTGGCGTATGCTTGAGACTGCCCCATCGATACTAGATATTGAGCATCTGCAGCGTCTATAGTAAAATGATTTAACGCTGTAGCCCCTAGAGTATTCATCTGTATTAAATAACCATCCCAACCTGACCATCCTGATGTAGTTGCTGGATAAGGGCTACATTTCCACATTGTTGGAGTTGGTTGGTAACAACATGTACTGGTGTCACCTGTACAATCTGAGATAGTATTATACCCCACAATAGCATTTGCGTCCCACACACAAGGACAAACTCCAGTACCTACGTTTGGATTTCCTGTGTCACAAACATAGTATCCTGTTTGTGGTGGTTGACAACAAGGAGTTGCAGTTGCTGCTATATTACATAATGCTAAATTTGGATATACACAGTTAAGTCCGCTAGTACATTGTTGACAAGAACATGGACCTATTTGTGAACATTGACAACTAGATGTTCCAGCAAAAAGCCCAATAGCGGTTTCCCCATAACTAGTCATTTCATCTCTTGCTTCTTGTACATTCATACCCGTATTAAATGTTTGTGGTAAACTTAGATTTGCATTAACCAGATTTAATTGAGCTATAGCATCATTCCAATCAAGGAAAGTTACAGACTGGGGACATCCATTTGCTGTGGTATATATAACATTTGAAGAATGACAATGAGGGGTTGTTCTAAATATTCCACCAGCACCACCATACTGATTAGGGTCAGGATTAGGACAGGAAGCATTGCTAGCGTTTGGACTTACGGCTTTTTTACTAGCAAATGGTGTATTTGGTGGGTAAGTTTGTACTATCCAATCAAAAAATATTTGAGGAAAGTGCCAGGAACTGGTTCCTGCATTAATACCCATCGCTCCGAACCCAGTTGTTCCTACTGGGTTTATTGGGTATTCCAGAGTTGCGTTAGAACATACAGTATATACTGGTTGCCCTGGAAGACATTCATACATCGTAGGAGTTGCAGCTGTGCTAGGACAACTGGTGTCACATGGTACCCACATTGGGTACCCTCCATTTGGTTGTCCACCAGGAAATGTACTAGGTGTATTATTTGCTAATTCATTCGCGTATGCGTCATACCATTGGTGTGGATTCATAAAACTATGTAAAACGTGGTCATATTGGTCATACACCATAACAAAACAACAACTAGTTAATGTTCCTCCACTTCCACCAGCGTCAATTACAACATCACCTATATTATAACTTATCGCCGGAGTCCATGCTGGGGTTGCAAGTACACTACCTACTATTGGCGTTGGTATTACAACGTTACTTAACGACCAAGTACCAGTGGCGTCAATTACTGGGAATGTAACACTCCCTGCTGTTTTACAATCTTCACACGGACAACATGTAGTATTGTTAGAACCTGTACCACCTAATGGGTAAGAATTGGCTGTACAGTCTGCTAAAGTATTATAAGCTGTACAAGCACCATATGGTGGTACTGCTGAATAAAATGGTATAGTTATAAGACTGCAGTGACATGGGTCTGGTTGTGCTATAGGACCTAAATCTGGTTTACATTCTCCACATATGAAATTACACTCGTCTTGACACTGGGTTGGTGTTGTGAATGGTCCGTGTACACAACTTGCTGGCATCGTACCAACAAAACTTATACACCCTAATGTTTCATCACAACAATATTCTGTTGTTTGTGGACAACAAGGATATTGAGTTTGTAAACTTATACAATCTCCTATAGATAACGCACAAGAAAAGTTATACGGGTTTAAGTCACAAGTACAACTAACATTTGTGTCACAACAAAATCTACAAGCTGCTTGACAGTCCCCTAAGGAAGCGAATCCAGTAGCACCAGCTGGATAAGGTGTACCAGTACCCTGTTGTCCAAGTACTTGATTTTGGGTCCATCCTGGGAAAGGTGGTGTAGCAATCCAACTTATTATAGTAGTTTCTGGAAAACAATTTGTAGTAGTTGCTGATTGTCCAGCATTGGTATCACAAAAATAAACTGAAGGTGCTGTACAGTTACAGTTATTTGTATTTGACCAACAGTCAAAAGCTGAAGTATGTTCTGGAAATAAATTTAATGGATTATTACCTACAAATTGACATTGTCCTCCGGTTGACGAAGGGTCACAAGCCCACTTACAATTTTGTTGACAGTCGGATAAAGTAGTATAAGCTGCTGTGGGATACAGTGGGTCTCCAGGAAAAACTTCTATACACCCACAACCATCAGGTGCTACACAAGGGTTTAATGAACTACACCATTCAGTATCGTCACAATGAAATTTACTAGTTGCACCAGAACAACAATTTAAATTACCTGGTGGTGGTGCTAATATACCTTGTTGACACTGCCATACACTTAAAAACCCGTACCAACTTGATGAGTTAGTCGTTACTCCATTTATAACATCCTGTTGCATTACACAATCTGTAAAATCATCCGAAGGGTCTGATGGTGTACCATTATCATCACAAAAACAACCTGCCTTACAGTGGTCCATACATGTACTAGCAGTATAACAGTTGTTAGCTGCTTCTGAACCTAGAACAAAATTACATGGTATAACGTTAAGAACACAACCATCAATAAAGTCACAACTATAGGTATCCCCATCAACTTGTTGACATGGGTCACAACCACCAACCGTATTCCCACTTGGGGTGCTACCACAACTAATCCAAGCATTTGGTGTTCCGTTTGGTGCGTCTGGTCCTCCAGGTATAAAATAATTACAATCATAAAATCCTGCTGGTGGACCCACGTAAGGATTACTACCCATTGGTACGTCACAATAATAGCAACAAACATCAGGTGCTCCTACTTGCCAAGCTACATAATCATATAGTTCATAATCATTAGCTGTACTATCCCACTCTTCTCGGTCTACACCAACACCACCAGTAAATGGGTCACACGCACACTCACAAGTTTCTCCGTCAGGAATACAACCATTTGGATTGGCTGTCACACATTCTGTAAATGTACAATATACTGGCCCTAAAGGACTACAAGGTATATTAGCACTTCCTACTGCAACACTAGTGTAAACACAAGGCCAATATGGCCATGATGGGTCATATAATCCACTCATTGGATTAAATATCGAAGAGTTTTCATCACACTCTATATCACAACAACCTGTTGCTATACAACAAGCTGAATAAGAATCATAAGGGCCTCCAGGTGACCAACCCCAACCACTAGGTAATGCAACTGGGTTTGGATAATTTGCACAATTACCATAACTACTACCATTAGTTAAACTAACTAAACAATCTATACCACCGTCTGTAGGACAATTATCATCACAATCTTGTGCAGTAGCGTAGGACCCATTTGGATATAGTAAAGCTAAGGTTGGGTCTGTAGGATTTGGATTTGCTCCAAACCCACTTAATGGTACAAGTGCTGGGTCAATAGCCCAGTCCGCCTCCCAAGTTGGTAATGGTGTGGGACAAGGTGCTAGATTTTGACATGGTGTAGCTGAACCACTTAAACAAACCCAACAGTCAGTTAATGGTGGGTTACAATAGGTACAACAATCTGCTGAGGTATTGTATTGCCCACAACCATTAGTATAACAAGGTACACAAGTAGTACTACCAGGAAAACCGGTACCACCACTACATGGTTGGTACCAGGGGTCATAACAGTCCCAACCACAAGGACCTGGTAAACCACCTAGATTATTTGGGTCACTTGCACAATCACCAGAAGTGGGATAATTACCACCTGTTATTTGTACACACCCTGTGTCACAAAAATATTCCCAAGCTGTAAAATCACAACATGCGGATATTCCTTGTCCTGGGACACCAGTTTCACAATCATTTAAAGTGTAAAATGGGTCTAGGAATAGTTGGTTATTAGTGGCGGTTACTTGTGCTGTAGCAAGTATATAATTTGTCATTATATCATAATAGTCTGAATCTGGTAAAGCAGCACACGAAACTTCAGAACAACATGGTGTATTTGTTGGTGTTGTACATGACCAAGCTATAGGGTTACACCAGTCTTCACAATCTGTCATTGATGAAAAAGTAACTGATAGTGGGTAACCAGGATTATTATATTGTGGATGTGTATAATCTATTTGGATACATCCAGGTGTGTCACAATTATATTGGTTTGGGCAATGCCATCTATCATCTACAGGGCAATTACCATTATTATATGCGGTTAGACAACCTCCTGGTCCCGCGTAGAAAGTAAAACTATTAGGAGTACTCCCTGAAATTAATTCACAAACGTCAACACCAACATTTGTTAAGTCTTGTGGACACACCCAACTTGCACATCCCACGTAATCCCAACTTGTTACGTTAGTAGTGGCTGTTGGTACGATACCAGCTGGTACATTATTTATTGCTCTATAACAATTTCCGTCTGGACCATATATAAACTCACCAGCGTTAAAAACTTGTGTGTTATTCCACTGTCCCGCTATCCCAATAGTACCCATAGGTGAATACGCATTAAAAATATTATAAGGGTCTTCACAAGGTAAAGCACTTCCTGTAGGACAACTCACACAATCAGGTGTACAACCTTCCCACACATGTACATCAGGTCCAGTAGGATTAATATAGACACCTTGATATAGTTGGTGTGGTAGTATTCCTGCAAATGGACTGTTACCTCCAGTATTACTTGTTTGTGTTATATCTGTTACAGCAATATAACAACAGCAAGACTGGGGTGTTACATCATATACGATATCTCCTTTAACATAATCTACAAAAGGTGACCAATTAGGTGGGTTAGATGGTGGATTAGGTGTTATAGTTTCTACTGTGAGTGTAACCCTATCAATATATTCATCTTTAGTTAAACAAAATTCACAAGTTTCTTCGGGACATTCAAAACAATCTTCACCACCAAACGCTAAAGAATTTAAACCACAACTAGTAGCTACAAAAATTGTTATTCCATTTGGAAAGTCATAAAAATCTATAGGAGTTTGTCCATTTGCGGAAGATATTGTATATCCAGTGTATATTGCATTTGCTTCAAATATCTCACCCATCATACCTGCTGTTATAGTGTTAGTTAATGGGTCTATAACGTCACCACCAACAGGTACTGTGACAAATTTTTCAAACCCATTAGGTAAAAATCCTGGAGCTGTTGTAGATGGTACATTACTATATGTAGAAAATATACCTACTGAACTTTCTGTGATACCCGTAAGTTCAAAACAACCTATAGAGGTACCACTATATTGATTTATGTTAGTACCAGAATCTAAAGGGTAATAGTTTGGTGTACCAATAGTACCGTAAGTACCGTGATACGCTGTTGAGGTAAACATTGGTGGTGGTGTTACTGATGGTGTTGGGTTAGGACCACTTAAATTTACTTGATATGGGTTACCTCCTGGTGTTGTTGGTGATAGTGCTACCCCTGCTCCTACCGCAGCTCCACCCATTCCAGCTCCTGTTGGTGGTGCTGATGAAAATGGTTGGGCAAGTATCTGGGTGTAGGTTAGGTTCGGTACCGTTATTATTTGACTAACAGACGTTGGTCCCCATGGACCTTCATGTGTTATCTTAATACTATATTGTGATGGATTTACATATTCATATTCACTTGTTAATGATGGGTATTGTAAATCTTCACAACAAGGATAACCGTTAGCATTAACTGGTATAGAACAATCACATTCACCCCAATCAATTCTATATGGGGATTGTTGGAATTCTTTATACGAACCAAAGTTGGTTGTATTATATACTTGTATTTTCATACCATTCCCTGTAGTGTTAGCTGTAAAAGTAAAATTAGAAAATACTTGTTGTTGGTCTATTCTTCCATCCCAAATACTATAGTGCCCTATATCATTGAAGTCTTGTGTTAATGTTAGGGGTAACTTATACAAAATGTCGTCTAGTGGGTCCAAGCAACTGCATATTTCCACACTTTCACCCCAAAATGCATTAACACCTTGTGAGTTTAACGGTTGATTTATGTTTGTATTTGTAACATCATATATTGTAATTAAATCATTATAACTACCAGTGTAGAAGGTTCCTCCAGAAGTAAGTACTAAACCTTTAAATTTAACATAACTATACCCGTCTGGATTATAACAATTATTTGGGTTTGGACTTAATGCCGCGTCCCATAAAATAACACATGGGATTGTAGGTGAACAATCTTTTAGTTCATCCGGAAAACTAGACATAACACCACTATCTAAAGCACTCATTATTTGAGAACCTGTTGAGTTATACATCGTGTCTCCCGAACAATTTGTACTAAGGTTTATAGGGTAAAAATTTGTACCTCCAGTACAGGGTATTGTTCCAGTACTCCCAGTGTCCGGGGTATTTCTTCGTATTGTAAACTTTTGTATATCCATACTATGTAGTTACGTATTCATAAAATTTTATTGGTCCTAAGACCGTTTCACCTGCTGGTGCTAATGTTATTCCAGTAGCTCCAGCTACTGAATTATACGGGTGTACTGTATAATTATATTTTGGGTTTGTATTACCAGTTTCTATATTTAAAATTATCTGGTAATAGAAAAAATCTTCAAAACTATATTGTCCTTGTATCGGTGATGGTAACTGATTTAACATTCTGATGACTGTGCCAGTTTTACCATTAAAAAATTTACAGGTCATGTAAAATGTATTACCAGTAAATAAATCTCTATCTTTTAACCATTGTAAATAATAATTTTCATTAGCACCTTCAGGAGCTGATGCAGCAGAGAAAGCTGGTGTATATACATCATATTGTGGTAAGTTGATACCTTCACTTCTTTGATTCCAATATTCTTCTGGGTCTTCTGCTGGGTCTATAACTACACTTTTTTTTCTACAGTTATTGGTAGGCATTATTGTTGAGAATAGTAGTTTTTGTTCTTCTCTGACTGGTGTATCAAAAAAATCAAATTTAAAAAAACTTTTAGTGAAGGCTTGTGCGTTTTTTGCTAATTCGGAATTACTATAATCTAATATATTAAAATCACTGACATAGGTAGAATTTGCACTATCCCAAAATTCAAATTCGTAATATATTTCAAATTTAGGTGGGTAATTAGGTGCGTATCTAGTAGTTTCATAATCTTGTATATAGTTTATATTATTTTGTAACTCTATCTCATCATACATTTCTAAAAGTTGTTCTCTACCTACTTCATCAAAAATTTGACCTAAAGGCACAACAACTTTTTTATTTTTTAATGACGCTTTTATTTGTATTCTATTCGCAGACATCGACAAATCCTGAAACTACATTTATGCTACTAGAGCTATACCCAAACATTATAGGTTCTATTTTAAATTCTATATTTAAATATGGATAATGTGCATCATTTAAATATGGGTAAGTGACCCCATTATCCCCATCTTCAAAAAAATCTATAGGTAATATTGGTCTCCACCTAAAAGTCCCCTCTGATAAAGAATAGGTAGCGTATGGTGGTGTTGTAAATAGACTATCTTCATAACTTATAGTTGTTGATAGTTTACGTATTGGTATTCTGTGATGTGGTTGATAGTTGTATATAGATTTTACATGTACTTGTGAACTAGATGTATTTGGGTACCCAGCAAATTCATACATAGCATCTGTATTAAATTTTAAAGAGTGTTTGATTTCAGAAACTACCCTTTCCTTTAATTCAAAAGGGTTGTACTCAACAAAGGCACCTCTATATGTTGTACCACTTAAAGGTAACGGGTCTAAACCATTAGTTGTGTTTTGAAATAAGTTTGTTGGGTTGGTATCATTATTTACAAATGGGTCTACAAATCCGTTATGTCTAAAATTCCAATCCCATCCGTACCCTGCTGGGGAATTGGCTGGGGCTTCATAATGCCACATAAGATTTCTATTTGTCTGGAATATTGTTAGGTATAAGTCAGTTAATGGTCTGTTTAGATTATCTAAAAATTCTTCTACATCCACATCCATGTTTATATTCCATAAAAAAGACTTAAAATCTTCTAGTATTACCGTTTTATCACCATAATTATCTGGTGTTTTTTTAGACTTAAAAACCCTACCTTTTTTATTGTAAATACCATTTTCAAAACCTGTCCTATCCAATGTATAGTCTGAAGAGTTAGTTATTAATGTGTGGATGTGACTACAATATCTAGAACGTGTTTCATTAATATTGTCTATGTTTATTATACGTTTTATCACACAAAAAGAGTTTGTTGGTATGGCTGTTATGTCTATCCCTTTAGTGTATATATTTAAAACGTGAGTTTCTGAATTAGCAAATTCATTACCCAAAAAATCTACGTTAAATATGTTTTTATTGGTGGTTACGGACACATTATTTATATCTGTAGTAATTGGCACTGTTGAGACTAGTGTGGCCCCACCAAAGTTACTGATTGATGCACTACTCTGTAATTCTACAAATTCTCCGGATGATATACCGTGGGGTGATGGTGTTGTTATTCTTATTGTTTCTTTACCGTTTGTAGTTATTACTTGTATACGAGCTGGAATCCCATCACCACTATTGAAATTTATTCCGTCTGTGCCATCACCCACACTAAAACTCATAGTTTGACCACTGTCACAATCTGAAATATAGGATATATAAGCAACCCAATTATCTTGGTATGAGTCCAAACTACTATACTGTGAAGCGTTTACTGTACCATATCTATATGGTGGCATAAAAGTAAATAAATCAGATGGTGGTAATCCGACACACGGTGGACCACTCCAATAAGTTTGCCCCACACTTGCTACCGTAATATCTGGACAACCTATATAATCCGGCGTAAAATACATATACTCCAAAACTCTATTGTCATTAGTTTCACCTGTTATCCTATTACTATATAAAACGTCTATTTTACCATATGGCCTATAAATTGTAGAATAATCTCTTTCAAAATCAAACTGGTCTCTAAGATTAAGAACTAGATTTCTATCCCCCTCAATCATTGGGCGTTGTTCTGATGTTAATAAAGGTTGTAAACTAATATCTTTATTTTGTGAACCAGCAAATCTAGATTCGCCCCTAACAATTCTTATGTTTTTTTTATTACTCATTATATTACACTATTAGCTAATTCTTCATCCACATATAATCTAATAAATTTATTATAAGCTGTTTCTCCTGGCCTCAACCCAAAATAATAAAATAATGGTTGTGAGAACAACATAGAGGGCCCTGTGTTTGGTGTCATAGGTGGGTATGCGTCACCTGGAGTTCCAGGTTGTGGTAAACTATTCAACGCACCTACATTATTTTGGTAATCCCCCGAATGTATAAGTAGTGGTGCGGTATTGAAGAATGGTGTACCTGGTATTGTCCAATTATAAGTTTGTGATTGATATGAACCTGTGGTGTATTGCCAATCATTATTTTCTGTACCGAATCCACTAGAACCATCTACCCTCCAAAGATAATAAGGTACTATTTGTGAACTACCAGATAATTCATAAGCTAAACAATCTATTAAATCCATACCTGTCATGATGGTTGGGGTACCAGCGGTAAATAAATGAGGTCTCCATTGAATATCGTACCCCGCATTTACATTAACAGCGTAGTCAACATACACACCAGTATCATTCCAATTATTAGGTAAAGGATATTCTATATCACCTGTTGCTGGTATGCTTGGGGCTGGTGCTACACTACAATCACAAGATGTTGTAGTTGTATTAGTTTCATACCCAAACACACCTAACATAGAATTTTGCATTAAAGCTTGTGCCATATCACCACCAATTTCTGATTCTGGTCTAGCAAATAAATCACCTAACTGTAAATTCTGTTGTCTGGCTTTCATATTATAAGCGTCAGAAACCAAGTCTGTTATATCTTGGAATGAGGTACTACCTATCTGGTCTGTTACTGAACATTCTTCAGCAAATTTTTCATCTAAACATATTTGTTGTATACATTGGTTTCTTGACCCCATGTCAACAATCGTAGTTGGGAAATAAAGATGTCGGTCCATATCACCAGCAGAATGTTCATTATCACTATTATTTCCACCTGTTACACCATCTGTGTCACCAATAAATTTACCTGTGGTTGCTGATTGCCATCTAAATGGTGTACACCTATAATAAAAAGTATGGTCATTAGGGTGTAAGTATACTACTTTTTTACAGTAACTAGTCGCTGGTGTAGCGTAAGTATCGTTACCTGCATCATAAGATAGTTTAGCTCTAAATTGGAATTGGTATAGGAACCCGTTTACCCAAGCATTTTCCCAAAAATAATTCATTATACCATTACACAATGCAGAAAATATTTTTTCTCTTCTATACCATTCTCTTATTAATACTGTATTAGTATTAAATGCGAGACATGCTACATTCATACAAATTGGTTTAACATAACAACCCCCACCAGCACCCAAATCATTATTAACATTGGTACTACTAGTACCTAAAGCGTTCAGTGGTGGATTAGAGGTTGTTGAATCATAACCATATGAATCTGGGCAACAAACCACATCTCTCTCAATTCCCCAAATATTAGTTGAGACTGTACAATCATCGTTACTCCAACCATACCCAGGCCCCAACAATGCCATATCATTACCATTTATTCCTTGTACATTAGTTCTACACATACACTCTTCACATTCTGGATATTTTTTTTGTCTTAAGGTGAATAAAATAAACCCTGAAGGTATCCCGAAAACAGTACAGGTGGGTTGACAGGAACTACTCCAAGTTAACATGGAACATATTGTAGGTGCTGGTCCTATACCTAACATACTTGCAAGCCACCCCCAAGCACTAAGTAGGTCGTGTATCGCACATATAACTACCATTACTATGGCGACAACCACCATTATAATACCAAAAACTGTAGCGATAATACCAATTAATGAACTCATCATCAAATATATCCCATATACAAAAAATAGAATGAATTGATTTAAAAATATTATAGTTTTTGCTCTTCTAACCGCACTATTGATTGGGAAAAACATTGCACTTGTAGAACATTGTTGGTCTTGTTCTGGTAATATTTCTTTAACCCCAATAAATTGTCTTCTACCGTCGTGTTTAACGTGGTCATGAAATTGAGAGTACGTATATACTCTGTTAAATGACATGTCATAAAATAAATCTTTTGCTCCTGGTATTAAATTTGCCTGAGCCCAAGGATGATAATCACTATATTCTATAGAAAAACAATATGGGTCATATCTTTTATTATTACCGTCACCATCAACCAAATTTTCTCCTATTTCAGGATAATCACCATTAGTGTCTGTGTGTGGTCCAAATTCTCTAATTTGTGGTACTAAATGTGAACCACGTCTTCTTTGTCTAGATGTACCAGCAGATGATTCTGGCCTAACTCTAAATCTACATCTAGCTCTTGTAGCCACCCCTAAAGTAGGGTCATTAGACTTAACTAAATTACCAAATTCATCTGTAATAACATGGTCTAAATTCATAGGTACATGTACTAAAAAAGAACCAGTTTCGTCAATTACTCTACCACCATCATCAAAATAAAATCTTTCCATTACTGGGACTTGTCCACCACCACCACCAGTACCATCATAAGGCCATTCTGGAAAAGCTGATGTATCCTCCTTAAAAAATGGTGTGTATCTAATACAGTCTATTATTCCTGGTTGACTTGTAAGACTACATAGTTCCCCCATATGTTTTCTTGGTCTACATCTTTTGTTAACAGATTCCTTATCGGTATCTGTAGCTGTACTACCCATTAAAACTGATGTTGGCTGTATTTTAATTCCTGAGTTTGAAAGGTCGAAGTCTACTCTAGTTATAGCAGCACTACAAAACTCTTCATCACCCCAAAATGGTCTAACATCTATAGATTTTTGTTGTCCTATAATTTGTGGTAGTGAATCTATCGCCGCATCATTTCTAAATCTAGTCCCATCAAAATCAGAATCAGGAAATCCTAATTGTTTAAAATCTTCTGGTAACATAGAAAAACAACCAATATCACTTAAATCCACGTCCATAACTAGAGTTTGGTCCCCTAGTGGTACCCCATATAACATAAAGTCACCCGCTTCATTAGTTTTAGCTGTAAATTTATAATATTTATCATAAACATATTCTATTGCTTGTTTTTCTAAAACATCATTTATTGATGGGAATGACCCTACGGCTACATGACAATCAAAATTTGGGTCTTTTGATAATAGGTTATATCTTTTTCCGTCAGGAGTTGTATCAAAGGGTTGAGTGTAGGGATATAGTTGTTGTATTACGGGGTTTTGTTCATCTTCTCTATCTATTGGAATGAATACAGATACTTTAGCATTGGGTATTCCGTAACCTCCATTAGATATTACTCTACCTACTACCACACCAAAATCAGCACACATTCTAGTGTAAACATCATTTTGTGATAGGGATAAACTTAAAATTTCTAATAAGTCAAAATCTTGTTTTAACTCAAAACTTACTTTTTGGTCTTTTCCAACTTGTGTTCTTACTCTAATAGATTTAGACATCTTTTACATTATATATTGACCCAAAAAGGGTTTATGGTGTATATAAAATAAATAGTTCCACCATTAAAATTAAAAGTAAGTTATTGGTCAATATAGTAAAGTTTAGGAGAAAGTGGGTTTAGAGTTTCTCTTAGTTCTTACAGCTATGTCTTTTTGAGGAAACATAATTTGTAATATTTCATCAGGTTGTGCGAAAATGGTATCATCTATTAACCCTATTTGTTTTGTGGTAGCGTTAGAGTATGGTTGTGTACTAACTGATTGTGAATATGGGTCACCTACTTTATTATAAACTCTAATATCTACTATGTTGACGACACCAGGTTCATTCATTATTTGTTTTCTTAATTCACCTAAAGATAAATCTTGCCCCATTTCTATTTTACTAACACCAAAATAATCACCAACGATTGTAATTACATTAGTCACCACTTCACCCTGATTTACATCATTATTTAAAACCAAATCAATTTCAAAACTTAAATCAATTACTTTTGCTGACCCAACCATTATATAATCATTTATCATTCTATGATTTGATAGGTATGTGGCTATATTATTTTTAAGTGTAGAACTAACGTTAGATGTTAGTGTACCTTCTGGTGTGTATGATAGTACATTTAACTTAATTTTATTTTCTATTTCCATCGCACTTGCTTTTGCTGGTGCACCGAATGATGAAGGCATTGTTCTTAGTTGAGAGACATAGTCATTTATTGTTACAGCTCTTTGTTGAGCCGCAAAATTAAATGATATATAATTTCTTATTTCTTCTTGATTCATGGGGTCAGCACCTCCTATTGCTGAAGTTACATTATTAACAGCTAAACTATTAATAACACTTTGATTGATTTGTTGACTTGGTCCAGCCACAACAAAATCTATAGTACCCACATTAGTAACTGCTCCAGCACCTATATTTGATGCTTTACCACCACCAACCCTATACTGAATAAATAAGGTTGTATTACCTTTTACTGTATTACCTAAGGCTATGTTATTCATAAACCTAGACATATCTAATTTAACTCCTTTAGAACTAAATTCGTCTAATAGGTCTTGAGACGTTTGGTTTCCACCACCAAATGTTAAAAAGAAAAAACCTTCAGGTGTATATTCCGTAACAAATCTCTGAGGTGCCGTAACATATTTACCAACTTTCATACTAACGTTATCCGGTGGTGTAGATGGGTCTTCTACGAATACCTCATTTTGAGCCAAAGCTTCTACCTCATACCACTTATTAGAGAGTGGTGATATAAACTCTGAAGTATTTGGTAGTGACTGATAGGATAATCCTGCTTTCTGTATAATGGATGTTACGGATATTATATTTTTTTCTGGTAAAAATAATTTAAAGAACGGTTTACTGTCACTATCTAAAATTTCTTTTTTAAATATCTTAGTGGTTCCATTAACTAAAACTTCTCTTTTAGTTATAGTATAGTTAACCAGAATACCATTAGAATCAAAATTTGGTATTTTTGTACGATTAGGTATTCCCTCTACACTATAAGGTGAGGAAAAGTCACAGTCGTCCACTAATTCAAATATTTGTCCACCGCCATTAAATTGTGAACCAGCTCTTAATAACCCCAAATATTTAAAATCTTCTTTATCACCCAAAGGTGGTACAATTACTGATAAATCACCAACAGTTACTGATGGTCTATTACCTGGAACTTTTAAACCATAGGTTCTAGCTAAATTATATAAAGAACTTCTTTCTTGTGCAAATTGTAATACTGTCTCTTGGAATGTCCTATCTATTTGAAAGTTTAGATTATCCGCTACTGCAGCGTTTAAATCCAAAAAAACTGAATATATAGATGCGTCATTAGCATTTTGTATTAAGTCTGGGTAATAGGTATTAGTTAATCTTAATAGTTCATTTCTTATCCCTAGAAAATCTCTTTCAGTGTACGATATTTGTTTTTCTGCCATATTATAAATTAATTATTACGAAGTCTTTCGTTTGGAATACGTTATCTCCAGATGTAAAATCTATTCTAACTCTTATTGAGTATTCTCTTTCTGTGGTACCAACAAAGGTAAAACTATTATCTTCCATATCTGGTGAATTTATTTCTTCTTTTTCTTCTTGTCTAACATCCTCAGCTGTTTTAACTTCTACTTTAGTTATAGTTAAATTAGGTATAAATTTATCTACCGCTTCTCTTATCTCATTATCTATAGATGTTTTTGTTGCTGAATCCATAGGTTCAAAAATATACCTCATCAAATTAGTACCAAAATCAGGTAAAAAATAACGCGTACCTTTAAGTGTTAGTATTAAGTGTATTAAATTGGACCTAACTTCACTATCTGGTATTTTATTAAGTCCAAGAAAAAATCCTTCACTACTATCAGTAAATGGAAACGTTATACCATATCTTTGATTGGGCATTCTTTTTTATAATAAATACTTCAAATATTAGTTTGTTGGGGGCTATGGTTAATATTACTCCCTTCTTTTAGTTGTGTGTTTGTTTTTTGGTGTGGTGGCCAATATGGACAATGTTTACATCCATTACCACAACAACTACCTCTTCTTTTGTGATAATCTTCTGTCATTACCATCATCCCATTTTCCCAATAAAAATCTTTACCTTGTAGTTTAGGTTTTAAAAATTCTCTATAATGTAATTCTGAAATCCAATCGTCTCTTCTATTCATTTTTATTTTCCATTATTTCTTCATTATGTCCACAGTGGGGACACATTATTAAAATAGGTACCTTTTTTTCATTTTCTGGTACATTATTAGAAAATAAATGGTAGTCAGCAATTGACCACCATTTATTACATTTACCACAATTAAAGTGATATAATATTTCCTTACTAAATTTATGCCTCATCCAACGCTTTTTCTTTTTCTATAGATTTTAAATCAATATCTATTTCACAAGTACCACCCGCACAAGCTAGTTCACCAGTTAAGTTTGTATTATCATCTAATTCAACAACCTTACTTAAATCAACATCTTTAAGTGACTCCATCATTTTGTCATATTCTTTTTCTGTTATATCTTCAAATGGAGCTTGGGTATATGTACCTCCGTTATAAGGTAGTACAGATAATCCGTTATAATCTTTTCTGTTATCCCACATCCATTCACCAGCTTTATCCCAATCATCTTCTTTTAGACTAATTGTTGCAGACACATTGTGAGTGTTAGAACCATTTCTATGTCCTGACCTTACCCATTCTGTAGCTACTTTCTTTACTCTTTCTAATAAATCAAATGGAGATTCAGTTCTTAGAATAGAACCTTCAGGTGCTTTTTGTGGTATACTAATTACAGCTGTATCATGTGGTCTAAAATATTCATCTTCAACAAGTTCAGGGTGGTTTAATTTTAAGTAAGTATAAATAGCTTCATTCTTACCAACTCTAACTCTTCTAATATAATAATCATTATGCCATGCATGGATACCTGATGATGTTCCTAATGTTAATGAAGTGGTTCCTGCTGGTTTAACTGTTGTACATCTCGCAGATGGATTAATGTCAATTAATTTGGATACTCTGGTATTTTCTCTTTTGGCTAGACTAGCGGCTTTTTTCATGTCGTATTTTAATACTTTTCCAGAACCAATCCCTGTCATTGATACGCCAATGAGAGCATCTTTTTCAGTTGTTTCTTGCCAAATTTCTCTTAAATAATGGAATGAAGTGTATCCTGCTTGTAATGTTCCAATAAATGATGCGGCTTTTACTCTTTCATTCAAATCTTCTTGTGATTCTATGTTTGACACATTTACTTCACAAAGATTACAAAACTGATTTGGTCTTAAAGCAATCTCACAACATGGATTTGTTCCCCAGTCTTTATCGTTATTTAAATAAATTCCTGGTTCTCCAGCTCCCGATAACTCAACTCTTTTCCATAAGTCCATAAAAAATTCTTTAGTTATTTTATGTCTCATTAAACAAGCTGAGTTATTTGCTCTACCTCTTTGTGGGTTCAATTCCCACCAATTACCTGCTTTACACGAAATCATAACATCGTCATCAGCACTAAACAAACTAATAAGAGCTGCTCTACGAATACCACCAGCCAAAACTGCGTCCGCAATATGACATACAATATCATGTACTTCAATTGTTGTAAGTTGTTCTCCATTTTCTTTTTGACTTAATAACCCTTCTATTTTAACTAAACATTCTTTCAATGGTTGTGGTCCAGGTGCTTTTCCACCTGACGTGATTAACCTAGCTCCTTTTGGTCTAATATCCGAATAATCAAATTCTACTCTACTACCCCCACCATTCATATAGGTTTTCATTAAAACTTTTATAGCATCTGCCCATCCTTCAATTGAGTCTCCAATTAAAAATCTTTTCTTTCTTTTTGGGTATGGTTTTTGAATACAAGGTAATTTTGCAACATGATGTTTTTGTACAGAATATCCAACACCGGTTCCCCCTAACAATAAAAACATTGTTTCACTAAAAGAATCGATATGTTCAATAGGGAGATAAGCACAATTGTAAATTCTATTAGGGCTAATTTCAATTGGTTTTCCACCGAATTGCATACTTCTCATCGATGGTAAAACTTTCTTATCGTACACTAGTTTATATTTTTGTTCTATTTCTTCTTTTAAATGAGGGTATTTTTTTTGATGCATTTTTTTATTTCGAGTAACCAGTTCATCCCATGTTTCTCTTCTATTTAGTTCCGGTATATATTTTGCGTACTTCATGTAGACAGTAATATCCGACAGAATCTTATTTGATACTTCCATATTTGTGCTTTTTATTAATTATTTTTATTTATTATTTGTTCTCTTCTTTGTAGAGCTCGAGCTACTCTTTCACGATTCCTATCAACTTTTTCTTTCTCAAAACCTAAGAAGGTTTGTGTTGTTTCGGTATCAATTTCTAAGGTACCATTATCAAATTTACAATTTTCAAATATAACACCATCTTTCCCTAATCTAGATTTAACGATTGCTATGGTAGCTAACCCCATTTCTTTTTGTTGTAAAGTTTTAGCTACAGATATAATTACATGCCCCACTTGTGCTTTTTTAATTGACCCTCCCATTTGGTCAGTAGTTACAACATCTGACGATATGGAACTTCTATTTCCTTGTGTTGCTGTCCAACCAGCAATATTTAACTCGTGACACATACCTTCGAATTTTCTCATAACAGAACCTTCTCCTTTCCATTCATCATTAAATGAACGGTCTGGTAATATACAATCTATATAATCTATAAGGACAATGTCTATTTTTGTACCTTCAGAAATAATTTTTCTTACTTGGTTTTTAATTTGTAACATTGTCATTTCATCTGATGGTAGTTTTTTTAAAATTAATTTACCACCAGTCTTTTTCATTTCATCTGCTTTATCTAAAACAGTTTCTTTGTGTTCACTTAACTTGTCATTAGGTATCCCTGTCCAACAAGTAAAATGTTTTCTCTGAATTATTTTAGGGTTGTCTTCAAAAAATATTTGTAAAACGTTATACCCCATATTAAATGCTGTATTAGCAAATCTCGTCAACATTGTAGTTTTACCCACACCTGTCGGTGCTAATACCACACCTATTTCTCCTTTGGCTAGACCACCGTTTAAAATATTATCTAACCCATCTATCCCAGTAGGTAGTGGGTGTCTATAATCTTCTTCTAGTAATTTTTCTAATTCTGTAAAAATTTCGAAACTACCTACATCACCCTCACCTATTTTAATCGCGTCTCTAATATATTCTTCACATTTGTCATAATTTTCAAACTCACCTTTTTCCATAATACTTTCTACTTTTCTAATAGCCTTTTTTAATTCTTGTTGTTTACAAAATTTTATAGACTTTTCTTTAATAAAAAGGTGGTCTTCAAATGAAGCGTCTTTAATATCTTTTATCATATCAAAAACATTTTTTCTAGCCATTTCTGAAGATATTTCTATTCTTGTTAGTTGGTCTATGGCATCGAAAGATGGTGCTGTTTGGTATTTTTCATAATATTCTTTAATCAACTGCATGATTAACCTAAAATATTGGTTGTCAAAATATTTTGGAGTGATTGCATCAATTATGGACTGAAAAAAAGTATTATCAGTAATAATTAGATTTAATAGTTTTAGTTGAAAGGTATATCCTAGATACCCAAAATTTGTTGTTTCACTCATGTATAATTTTATTTAGTAATAAATACTTTATTCACCCACAATGAGTGAATAATCTTGGTAGTTAGTAATAAGTTTTCTTGTTGATAGGGTTTCTGTTAATTCTCTAAGAATATAAGATATTTGTGGTCTAATATCTACAGTGTATCTAACTTTAGGGGGATAGACATCGGCAGGTAGAATTCTTGTGTATATAACCTTATTGCCTTTTTTAATTGTTATCGTAAAATCCGCATCATCTACGTTATTTTGATTTAGATTTTCTCTAAAATTACTGTCTAATAAAAATAAAGTTTTTTGTTTTAGTTTGTCTTTTATCCCATTTACCACATCTGTCATTACATAATGTAGGTCTAAAGAGTATGGGGCTTTATTGTTAAAATTTCTAACCGAGAAAAATCTTTGACATACTATATTATTTCCTAGAGTTAGTACAAATTCACATTTTTGTGTATTATCTTTTTTTTGTTTCATTTTTTTACTTTTTTTTATTTTTATAAAAATCTTTTTCTATTCTTGTTAATCTTAAAAAAGGCCTTACGAAATCTACCCAAGCATCGTTAGTTCTAGGTAAAATATTAAGTAAACCATCTGACATCATCAAGTTTAAAGCGTTTTTCCAATCTCTCCCTTCTGGGTCTATCGCTTCTTTTGATAAATCTTCTATGCCTTTAATTGCTTTTTTGGTTAAAAATTGTTTGCCTACACCTATAATTTCATAATTAACATTTAATACATTATTAGTGTTTGACTTTTTTTGTGTGACCCCTTCTATAATATTTTTTTCTTTAACACTAATCTTATCTTTATCAGATATAGTTTTTAGAATTTCTTTTAGGGTCACCTTTTTTTCTAGTATTTCTGGTTTTATTTTTACTAATGATTTAATACCCACCATTTTTATACCTTGTATGTTATCTGAAGAATCACCACAAACACTTTTAACTACCCTTACATTGTCAGAGGGTATATATAAACCATTTAATGGTACTTTTTCACCAAATTTAAATAATTTGTTTAAGGAAATGATATGTAAAGATACATTTTTAGATATTATTTGTAGTAAGTCACGGTCTGAAGTTAAAACAATAATTTCTTCATTTTTAGATTCTAAACAATAATATGCTAAACAATCATCCGCTTCACACCATTTAAATGTGGCTTGTCTAACATATAATTCTTCTAAGTATTCTTGTACACGTAATTTTTGTCTATCGTAAGATTGTAGGTCGTCTTGGCTTTTAGGTTTTAATTTTCTATTTAACTTGTACTCCGGATACATCTCTATCCTTGGTTTGGTGTTATCTTCACCGTCCCAAAATACAACTACTTTAGTTATTACATAATCATCTATTAATTTTCTTAATGTGTTTAAAAAATGATATAATCCACCAATGTGCTCGTCATTATGGTACATATTTTTAATACCATGAAAACCTGTATTTAAAAGGGAATTTCCGTCAACTAATAATGTTCTTACCAAGACATTTAATTAAAAGGGTTAAACAATTTTTTTACTCTACTACTTCTACCAATTCTATTTCAAAATTTAAATTTTCCCCAGCTAATGGATGGTTCATATCTAAATTAACACTTTCTTCTTCAATTTTAACTATCTGTCCTTGCACTGGTCTTCCTTGATTGTCTTGACCTTGTACAAACCCATTCATTTCAAATTTCATTTCTGGTGGAAATTCATTCTTTTTAACAGTAATAACAGCTTCGGTGATGTACTCACCATACGCATCTTTGGCGTCTAAATCAATTTTAGTAGTTTCACCAACCCCTAAATCTTTAACCGCGTCATTAAATCCTTTTAATAATTTACCGTCATCAATTGCAAATTCTAGTGCTTGTTCTCTTTCTCTTGAGTTATCAAACTGTGAACCGTCTTTTAATGTACCGACGTAATGTACTTTTACTTTATCTCCTGTTTTTAATTTAGTCATTTTCTTTTTCTATTTTTAAGTCGAAATCACCACCAACGCCTAATTGCTCAGACCAAAAAGTAGCATTTTCTTGTTTATATTTTTCTATTGATTTTTTTTCTTCACTGGCCTCTCTTCCAGCTATAAACCCATGGGGTGTTATAAGTATTTTACCATCCTCATATCCCAAACCATTAACATGGTTTTTCATAATGGTTATTTTTGTTCTAGTGGCAAATTTTACTTTTCGTTTTTCTTTTACTGCTGTAATATTTGTAGTACCACCATTTTTTTGATTTCCGAACCTAAACACTAGGGTTGAATTTAGCCATAGTGATTCTCCTCCTTTTGCTTTAATTTTAGGTTGTCCGAATGGGTTATCTGGTAACTCTACCCAAGGTTGATTCACCACTACTAATGTGTTAGTGTATTTTGAGTCTTGTCTTCTAGATTTGCCTATTCTTTGATTTAGTCCCATTCCTATTTTATCAGCTAATGTGGCCGCGTTATGCATTTTACCACCTTTACCTTCAAAAGTCATTTTACAAGGAACTGAACCAACTGAATCCCATAAAAACAATAAATCATATTCTAATTCACCTTTATCTTGTGCATCTAATAAAGTGTTAATGTAATCTGTAATTTGTTCTATATACTGAAAATCATTATTAAATAGAAAAAATCCATCCCAATCTATTTCGCCAGTAGTTTTATCAACCACTTCTTCACAATCAAAACCTAAAATTTTAGCGTGTTCAAAACCCCATTTTTGTTCCGTAATAATTAATACTGGTAAAATACCTTTATTTTGTGCATCAACTGCCGCTTTTATTAAAGCGGTTGTTTTTCCTGTATCTGAATGACCTAAAAACATTTGTAAGTGACCCATCGCTGGACCAGGTAAACCAGTGGCATCAAGGAAAGCTTTCCCTAAATCAAAAAATCTTTCTGGTTTAAAGTTAGCTTTCTTTGAGAATTTACTCTTTAAGTCTGAAAATGTTCGTTTTTTCAATGCCATAGTCTGTTAATTAAAATGGTAAGTCTTCGTCTTGTGGGTCGTTTGCTTGTGGGTCTGTGTTACCTAAAGTTGTAGTTTTAGTTACATTTTTATCACTACTTGGGTCATCATAAACATATTTTTTTAGTTCTGAATCCCAAACTGGGTCTAAACCTTTAGATATAGCTTCTAAGTATTCTACTGGTTTTTGTGAATACACATCCTTCCAAGTTCTCTCATCTTCAGTCCACTCTTTTGTTTTAGTTGGGTCTTCTGATAATTTTCCTGGGTCTTCATACATAACTGAAGATACTGTAGTGTATTCTCCTCTACCACCTGGTAATGGTACTGCTTGAAGAATTAGGATTAAATCTCTACCTTCGTTAGCGTCTGTTACATCACCTTTGTTTCTCCAGATTGGTATGATTTTGTCGATTGGTCCGTCTCCTTTCCAATTATGTTTAAATCTCCAAAATTTAACACCGTCTTCTTCATTATCTCTATCTACAACTTTTACTATGTAAAATTTTTGTGAACGATACGAACGTGCTAGTTCTTTTGATTGTGCGTCACCTGCTAATCTTAAAGCTTCTTCAACTTCATTTAATGGGCTTCTTTCACCGGATGGTTTTCCAGTCTCATCTTTTCCTGGGTCATAAAGTTTTTGCCATCTTCCTTGTACTTGTACGTTATGGAAAAATACTTCTTTAAAAGGAGACGACCCGTCTGTTGTTGGTACAATTCTGATTCTTTTTTCTCCTTGTTTTGTTCCTTTTGGTAACATAATGGAAAGATATTGTTTCATTCTTTCTTCTGATGTCATTTGTGGTTTTGTGGAACCACCACTTTGTTTGTTTTTCTCGTATTGAGCTAAAACCGCGTCTAAACTATTACTCATTATATTTTTTTTTATATTAATTAATAAATCTTTGTTTAAATATAATAATATAATTTGCGGATGTCAAACAAAGAACAAGATTATTTTATTCTTCTTCGTCTTCTGGTTGGGAAAAGCTTTTTTTGATGTCGTCTTTACTATAGTTGTCAAGTTCATCTTGTGTTAAAACATACTGTTTTTTACCTGTTTTATCAAAAACTTCTTCTTTGTCTGTGAAAAAATCACTTAAGTTTTGACTATATGGACCACTGTCATATTTCATTAATCCTATTTTTTCTTCTGGTGTACGTGGACGATATTCTTCTAGTTTACCCTCTAAATCACTTATTTTTTGTACCATATCATCCATAGAAGTTAAATGTGTTTCTAAATCAGATAATTTAGTCATCAAGTCATCTAAACTTTCAGTGTTTTTAGATAGTATGTCCTTTTGGTCTGATAATTCGGTGTTTACTTCATCTTGTTTTGTTACTAAATCAGTAACATCTAGTTCTTTTGTGTCACCACCAGTTTCAATTTCACTATCCAAATCAATATCTAAATCTACATCTTCTTCACCACTTTCATCTTCTGTTGCTGGTTCGTCTTCAAGTGATACATCTAAATCTTCAACTTCAGCTTCTGGGTCTAAAGGTATTTCTTCAGTTGTGGTTTCATCTTCCACCTCTTGTTCATCCATATTAAATCTTTTAGCTAGTCTTTCTAAATGACTACCCATACCAAGATTACCCACACCACCAACCATTTGTTCGTTGAGATTTTGTGTGTTGTGGTTAATTTCTTTAAACCTACCTAACTCTTCTAATAATTTTTTTTCTAATTCTTTAGCCATTTAATAATTGTTTTACTTCTCCGGATGGAGACTCTACCTGTACTTTACGATTTACTCTTATACTATTTTCAACTCTTTCTATTAAACCATCTCTACTTCTAACCGTATAACAAATCCCAGTATCCAAATCACAAACTTGTTGACCTTGTTCATTTGCTCCATTTTCAACAATATTATCTGTTTTTTTACCTAAAAAATTACCTAATTTTTGTCTTAAACTTTCTGAAATCATAATTCTTTTTTTATATAAATATCATTAAACTTAATAATAGTCAATCTAAACTATAAATTATAGTGGTTGTGGTGGACGATATTCAGGTAAAAAGTGTTTTGGGTTTAAAATGTGCTCTACAACACTACCGTCTTCTTGTCCTACACCCCTTCTAATTTCTAAATGTAGGTGTTGTCCTTTAGAATTTCCAGTATTACCCAACTTACCTAATTTTTTACCATTCATAGTATTACCACCAACGTAAGTACCAATTGCATTTCTATTAATTGTAGATTCTACCCCGGCATTTGCCGCGACTAAAATACCTTCTCTTAAATAAGAATACGTTACTTTATAATAAGCAGTTTCACCCACAACAGGATTTTCTATTAATGTTTTTGTTATCTCAACAAAATTACCCCTCGCACAATTTTCATTGGTATTCCCAATTATGCATCCGTCTATCACAGCTGTGACTAAACCATCCATTATTGGGTAAACCCCTATACCTTCTTCACTAGTAGCTAATTCAGTAAATTGTACTGTCGGTGTGAAGTCTACACCTAAATGTGGTTGTAGTGGGTTATCTTCTGATATATCAACTATTACTGGAATTATAGCGTCACCCCAGAACATATTGTCTTCAGATAAAGTGACGTATGTAGAACCACTATCAATATAACCATTTTTGTCTGGTGTTAATTTCATTTGTTGTGGTGTGGCTGTCAAATCATCATAATAATAATTTGGTTGTCTGGTTTCTTTTAAGTTTGCTTCTGCTTCTTTGTATAAACTTTCATTAACTCTTTGTACTAGGTCATCAATTCGTGGTAATTTAGGAATTGGTACTCTGACACCTTCAAAACTAGTTTCTATCGTATTTGGTCTTATATCGTGTTCTACATTGATAATTAGATACGGTCCATTAAACATAGGTAAGTATCTTAGTTGGAAGTATTGTGTTGGTTGTATCGTTACATTACCCATACATGTGATTTTTGCTGTGTATGACCTACTAGCGTAAACATTAAATAGAGAAAGTGATGCCATTGTTGTAGCTCCTCCACCACCTGAATTTGCCATCTCTTGTAAAACTTTATAACTCTCTGCGGTATTTTGGTATTGTGATTGGTCCAAAGTTACTGACTCAAATATGTTTTGATTTGGTATCCCAAAATCTACGTTGAATCCCATCACTTTATTAGATAAATTTCTATCTCCACATTCTTCAGCGAGTAAGGGATTATTAGCTGTGTTATTCACATTAAAGGTATCTGTACTATACCCATTATTTGATGTCTTAACGTCTAGTTGACTTGATGTTTTACCAACGTATTGACATAAGAAGGCTGGTTTAGAATCTAGATAATCAACTGTTGTAAAAGTACCGAACATGGCATTTCCTTGTAGTTGTGAATTATCACCCTCCACATTAAAGAAATTTATGTATGATGGTAGTGGGATAAAATTAAAGTAATTATTAGCTAAAATAATACTTAAATAACTAGCTATACTTTGAGTTAGTGTTTTAGAACTCGCATCATCAAAAGGTGAATCTAATTTTAAAATATCCCATATATTAACTATAGCTTCACTACCTATATCTCTATTAGCTCTATCTAAAAATAAAAATCTTTCAAATAATGTTCCCCCTGTAGCTGTTAAGTTAATACCAGAAACCCATCTATCGTTTAGTGTCTTAAATCCAGTATAAAGTTCTAGTTTTAAGTCGTCCGCCTCTACATCTGGTCTATCGTTTGGTTCTTTTAATTTACTAAGATTCTTTTCTTTTTTTATTTTTTTCTTCGTTTCTTTTAATATGGTGTTAACATAATTTTCTTCTTTATTATTTAATACTTCTAATTGATTAAATAATAATGTAAAATATTCGTGAGCTGGTATATTACCTTGTGTAGCACAATATGTACCATACATTCTAATTATTGGTGCGAAAGCCTCTATATTACTTGTATTAAAAGTAATACCATTACCGTCTGGTCTAGCTGTAACAAAAAAGTTATAGAATGGGTTACTAGTATTTGTGGGTACAAGTAAATCAAAAGGTGTACCCCCTTTATAGTGTTCACCAACATTAATTTGCATATCTATATGTTCTTGTGTTAGAGTTGGAAAAGAAACCCCTGGTGTTGTTGGGATGAGTGTGGTTGATTCTATATAGGTACCAAAATTATAATCTGTATTTTTAGTGTATAGTGCCATAAAATTTTGTAGTACGGTAGACCCGTTAACTACCATATCTAAATTTGTTGTTGAGTTGTGAGCGTAATCAACATAGGTGAATAAAAAATTCTTTACCGACTCCTCAAACTTTTTAGCTTGGCCTATTAATAATTCTCTAGCATTTATAGCATCCACAGATAACGCTAATTCACTTAAGTTAAAATCTTCTATTATAGTAATTTCTTTTATGAAATTTTTAAACGTACCACCGTGTGAGGTTGGGTTAAAGTTTTCAGTCGCGTAATCTAAAAACATTTTTTCAAACTCGTCAAGTTGGTACTTGTTAAATACACCTCTTAATTCTTCAATTGTGGAGTAGTTAGGGTTTTCGATTAGAGACCAGGGTGTTGATTGTTTTTTAGTATTTGGGTTTGTTTCTTTAAAGTATCTATTAGTAGGGGGTTTATAGGTTGATTTGTGTTGAAAGTATCCTTTTGGAGATGAATGCCATAATAACCTTGAGGCTCCGTTATGTAAGGAATTTACGTTGTTACCAGCAACACTTGGGTTTAGTGAACCTTCATCTTCAAAAGCTGGAGCTTCAGTCCATTTTATCCCACCACAAGAAGGGTATAATATAAAGTATCTTTCCGGTTTTCTATTATTACCAAATTTTACACCCAAACTTTC